TTTGCTAGGTACATTCCCTTTTATAGTGGTTTTATAAACTTCCACGCTATGCGGATTACGATTCCGATTACCGCTAAAATAACGAAAAACCAAAGCAATCTCTTTCCGTGCTTTTGAATTTGCTCAACAAACGATTGTTTCCTTACCACGATTTGCTCAACAGGTACAGATACAGTTTTATAGATTGTATCACTCTTACACTCGCCTGATAGATATACAGTATCACCCTGCCGAACGTATTGGATTCTAAGTTTGTCCTTATAAATAGTGACAGTATCGCCATCTTTTCCTTGAAAGAAAGTATCAACTTCGACTTGTGGAATTGTGATTTGAATCGTGTCATTAACAGTATCTTTTTTTAGTAATTGCGGATATAGAATTGTCAGCTTTTCAATCTTGCGCTCTGCCCTTCTTAGCTTCTTCTCTGCGCGCTGCTCCAAAGAACAACTGCTTAGAATCAAAATTAAGGCTATCAGAAGCCCTCTCATCTATTATCTTTAAAGTTTGTGTAGACAGTTCTGCCTTTAGATTTTAAAGCCCTTAAAACTTGTTTTCTGTTGCCTTCTGATTTGTAGCTAACGTGAACCCAGCTAGGGTTTGTATCATCACCAAACTCCCATATCATTTGGTCAAACTCTAAATGGTCATATATGTGCCAAAAGATGTCTGCGTTGCTTGGATATTCACGCGCATCATTGTCAATATCAATAGCCTCTCCCTTGCAATGCTGAGATGTTTTTGATCCTCCGATTGCTTTGTTTAACTCAGGTGAGCGATAACCACTACTAACGGAGATAGGCTTACCAAAATGATCTCGAATCGGCTGGAATACATTGTTAGCTAAATTGATTAACGCAGTTAAATGCTCTCCTTTTGGCTCATTGTCAATACCTCTGCGTGTCGCTGTCAGGCTTTTGCTGACTTCTTTTAGTGTTAGGTTGGCACTAATTTTCATCGGTTACTCTCCTTTTAGATACTCGCTTCTTTGCAGTTTGAATGATACGCTCTTCAAGTCGTGCTATCGTAGCAGATTGCTCTATCAAAACCTGATTCATTTCATCCAGCTTCTTTCGCAACTCTTCAATCTCATTTTTTAAAGATTCAATGATTTCCTCATTCTTCTTTACTATTGCAGATGCCTGCAAGGTCTGCACAACAAATGCTCCAATCGTTTTCCCCTTCCAAATCAAAGTACCTAATGTAACCGCACTTAGCACAGTCATTATTCCGTGTTCACTGATTAGTTTAGCAACTCCTTCGATGACTTCCATTTCGATTCAATTTTTTAATGAATTTCTGCAACTTGATCACGTTGCTTTTTTTTGGTTCGTATGATTTCTTCTTTACAGTACCCATCCACAAAAGTTGCTTTCTGATGCAGGATTGACATCGCTGTTTGTGTTGCTGCTATACTCAGGAAACAATCCGCTATTATTACACAAGTAATCGACTAAACGATTTGAATAGTACACCGCAAAGTCTCGTTCTTGAGATACTAAGCTGTCAACGTCTGACTTATCCAATGCTGTGGCATTCTCAGGTTGATGGCGATAAATACCTCCGTTGCCGATGGTGACGCTACCCATCGGTAAAAATTCCACCAATGACCAATGGATCAAAGCTGGCTTTACCCAATCGGTGACAAGTGATAAGTAGTTACCTGCAAGTGTACCTGCAATGATGTCGGCTTGTATCTTCTCAAGTAGGTCTGTGCCAAGCAACCGCTGTATGTGCATATCTTGGGCGATTGCTATGTACTGAACGAACTTGTCGCTATCTACATTGCCACTCAGGTTTGAATACCTAAGCACATCATCTGTCTTTATGAGTAATGCTTTTGCCATTTTATCTTGGGTTTACAAAGCCTTCATTCGGCATATCTTTTGGCTTCATCGCCACTTCTTTAGGATTACGAACGCGATATCCTTCTCGCTCGCTTTTATTAGTGCTTACAGTTGGCGCAAGCGGACTCTTCGTGTCGATACCTCCATCCTCAACAGGCTTGCGATAAACTCTACGCATCCATTTGTGATGACATCTTGCACCGCCTTTGTACTTCCAAATTGAATAAGTAGATGCACCACCTACGCCAAATCCAGCATTGACCGCTTTGTTACCCATTGCAATGATGTCTTCTTTTCTGTATAGCTTATCGGCTGAAATCATCTTCTTGCAAAAATCTCTACTGTCTGCTGATGCTCTGTTTGGTGAATAAACATATCGTGTTTTGTACGCAACTCCATCAATCACTCTGTCTTGCTCGCTCTTTGCGTTTGGTCTAGCTGTTCCTGTGCTTACAAAGTTGTATACCTTTGACAACAGGCTTGGTTCTTTTTCCTCTTCGTCATAATCAACTTCACTTTCCTCTATCAATTCCCATCCCTCACCAAGTTCTTCGCCTTTTTCAATAAGCAATTCAGCTACTTCGTCAAGGTTGTCATCTTTTGACAATTCAATACCTGTCTTTTCCTGTGCAGTATCCTCGTCAACTTCTTCGATTTCCATCTCGCTAAACTCAAGCGGTTGACTTGTCAAGAAGAAGGTGTTTAAACTGATGTTGTTAAAGGATAAAATAGCATTGACTGACTCAATAATCACTCGCTGCATTGGCTTGATTACTGTGTTGTCAAAAAGCAAAGCTGCCATCTTGATCTCATCAGCGTTTGAGCCTAATCCTCCATTCTGTGGTAAACCAAATAGCAAAGGTGAAGTCACGCGATGCGAAACCATTATCTTCTTGCTTGCCTCCTCAGAGATGAATTGGTATTGATTGTGAGCGTCAGGTAAGCTGATAGACTCTATTTGTGCTGCTGTGTCTTGCGAATCATTAAAAGCTACAATTACGCTGTCACCTTCTGTGCCTGTGAACTTGTCTTTAATCTTCGACTCAATCATTCGCTGCTGATCTTCCTCAGGTATGCCATTATTGAAGTTGATGATTGTAGAACCACTAAACCTTGTGTAGATGTTGTTAAGGTGAAATTGACCAAGTTCTATTTCAACGAATGCGTAGTCTAATCCTGATTGATACTCAACAGGTGAGAAATAATGAAAGCCAGCTTTGTATGGTTTGATCACCATAACTTCAAGACCTTCTCTACTTTTCCCAAAGCAAGGTATGCGCTGATGCTCATCGTTACGTTTGGCGTTTGACCAATCATCGCAATAATAGTATGCCTCAATGTAACCTTCCTCATTCATCTTCTCAGGTCGCAAGTTTTGGATTGGCATATGTGCTACCTCCATCACCTTCGTGTGAGCAGTATCATAGATTATCTGATACGCAGCCTGTCCGAAAGTGTAGAAGTCATCGCATATCTTGCGCATACATTCCTCGCTGAATAGCTGAACCATCATCGCGTACTCGTCAGGCTTCTTTGCAGCGTTTGTAGCGTGTAAGCCGCGCCCATAAATCATATCGCTGATGCCATTGATTAACGCGCTATTGGTAGGCGATTCTTTGGCATCTATGAGCGTCTGATAGTAGTTATTATCTACGCCATACGCCACCCATTTGTCGCGCTTGTTCTCGCTTATCTTAGGCGTTGTGTATTTGCCTAGCTGTACTAAGCTAATGTTGCTGCTCATATTATGACAAATTCGTTATTAGATGACTGCTCTGTGAACACATTTTCATTGATGCTGAACTTAGCAAAGTCAGTATTATCTGTGATGTAGGCTTTGCCTCGAAAACAAAGTTCTGCGCCATCTTTTATTTGAATGATGTAATTCTGACCATCCACCAGCAAAGGCGAAAATGTATTTGTAATAGTTAAGTAGCCATTCAAATAAGTAGCTGCTAGATTAAAGGTGTGTGTCAGCTTGTTTTGTTGCTCACTTGTGAATGTTACATCTACATTTCCTGTCGGCTCAAATCTTGGAATGACTTGGAAGGATTGAGCCGTTGCTGATGTGGTTAAGATTACCATATACTATAAACGTATTTTTTACGTTTTGTTCTAAATAAAAAAGGCTACCCACATTGGATAGCCCTTTCTAATCACCTTCGCTAATTATTAGCTAGTGACTATCGTGGTAATACCTAAATTGGTTAACTTATCTGCAATCGTTGTTCCTGTCGCAGGAATACAGAAGTTCGCAGGAACTTTCTCGCTTCCTGAGAATGTCAATGTATAACCATTCAAATCACCTAACGCACCGCCTGTGGCAAACGTACCGCCTGTCACATCAAGTCCGTGTTCGTGACCGCATAGTAATAAGTCTCCGTTGTTAGTTTCAACTAAGATTTTTGGTCTACCATAGCAAAGCAATTTCAACTCTTTGTTGGCTTCCTTTGTCATCTTTTTCAAGGTGATATTTAAGGCTTGCTCAAAGAAGGTTGTTCCGTTATCTCGGCTTGCTGTGATGGTCTGCTCAAGCGTGTTAGTTGTCGCTTTCAGTTCGTACTTGTACGCAGTTAAACTTGATCCCAATACATCAATCACATCTGTGTCTGTGGCATCGAATGTAAATCCTGATTCGGGCAAGTCTGCGTAGTTAAAAATGTAGATGTTGTTAATACCACCTACTGCGTCTTTGCAAGGCTCTACTCGTCCTGCTGTAATATCGCAACTCATATTTTTTGATTTTAAAAAAAAGGGCAGACAAGCAATCGCTCACCTGCCCCAATTTTGGTTAGTATTAAATTAAGCGTAAAGAACTATGTCTTCTACTACTCCGTAAGTCGCACCTTGAAAGAAGCGAGCAACAAATCTGAAGTTGTTTGAGCCATCAATGTCAGCCATATCAAGTAGCTTAACTTCTTGCATTGCGCTGAGTAAAGATGTTCCGAAGAAAAGGTTGCTAGTTTGTGCAGCTACCATCTTGTTATCAGTCAATCCTTCTGCAACGAACACAGGGATGCCGTTGAAGAACAAATCAACCAAACGCTGATTTGAACCTCTGTTCTCGTATCCGTTTGCGCCTACTCCAGAAGCAGCGTATCCAGCCAAATGCTCGATGTATGCCTTGTAAACGTTCTTAGAAACGTATAGCTTTAAATCCTCTTTGCCATAAACAGCAGAAGGAATTTGAGCGACAACTAATGACATCTGTGCAGCAACGTTAGCAGCAGTTATTGTGGTTGCAGCGATTTCTTGAGCAGCAGGAAGAGCAGCATCTGCAGCAAGCTGAACAGCTAGTCCATCAAACTCACCTGAATTAGCAGCAACTCCTGACCAAATATTCTGCTCAATCTTCTGAGCAACTTTAGAGCCTATGTGACCAATCATATAGTCAGCTAATGAAGAAGGAACGTCTCCTGAATTAGCACCCATCTGTGCAACTTCCCAAGTTGTAACAAAGTCCTTCTTACACATTTGTAGGTTTACTTGAGCCTCTTCGACTGTCAAGATTCTTTCAGTTAGATCAACAGTAGATGTTGGTGTAAAGTCGCAAGTTGCATCTTTTACGATAGCATCAACGTCAATTCGCTGAATTACCTCTTTTTGCATTACGTTAGGTCGAACTGTGATGCCGCCATTTTCGATAGTGCTTGCGCTTAATAGAGCAGCACTTATGTACTGACCTGCTGCTTCTCCAGCGTAGGTAGTAGTGATATTAGTAGTTGTAGCCATTTTTTACTTTTTGATTTTAGCTATTTTAGAAAGCACTCTTGATTCAGTACCTCCAAATTTGATTGAATGAAAATTGAATGATTTTTTTGACTCCTTCTCAGGATTTGGCACGATTGCCTTTGCGGCTGGCATATCTTCTTTTGATAATTCAACCTCTTCTTTTACTTCCTCTTTTTTAGTCTCAGAAAGCATAGATTTGATTTCGCCAATAGCTGCTTCAAAGTCTTCCTTTGTTACATAGCTTGGCTCTTCGCTTGCCTCAACCTCAACTTCTTTGGTTTCGACAGCTTCTTCAGCAACAGGCTCTTCCTCCATTGCTTTCATTTCACCAATCACACCTTCTTCAGATACGACTAGCACTCTAGATTCGGGCAGTTCATACTCACCAACAGGCAACGGCACTTGACCATCTTCTGTGACGATGAAAACTGCCTCACCAGCTTCGAAACTCTCAGCTTCGAGAACTGTGCCGTTCTCAAGAGTCATTTGCTCCAGCTTGATTTGAATGCCAAGCAATGTCTTGATTTCGTTTAATACAGATTTTTCCATACTGTATAAACGTAATTTCGATAAAGTGTTAGATTTTCAACTTCCGCAAGCCTCGCAATCCTCATTGTCAAGGCTGCATTCCTGTGGTTTGACTTGCTTGATTTTATCAAGTTCTGCTGCCTTGCGGAGCATTTCTGCAAACGCTTCGCCTTCTTCCGTGATGTTGCTCATTTATATTTCTAAATCAGGTTGAAATTCGTATCTCCAATTATTGAAAGCGTCAGGTGTCGCGAACATTGTGACTTTGTTGTCGTCTATTGGCTCTGTGCTTTCTATACCTGTGTAGCTGGTAGTTGATTGGTCTTCGTTGTGTCTTACAAAATCCCAAGTGATTGCTGTGTTAGGCACAACGTAGGTATGGTCTGTTATATATCCGTAAAAATTCATATTAATGTGGTACAAAGTAAGTTCCTGTAAAATTGTTTAATGTACCTGTATTGCTGTTTCCGCTTGAGTCTGCTGCGCTTGTGCCTGTTGATTCATTAAATTTATACCAAACATTCAGCGCACCCATTACACCCTCAGGACTTGCACCATTACCGCTATTGTATATATCTTGAGCGTTACTCAAGGTTGCGACATAACCAGCTTTAATCGCCACATCGTCAAGTTGTCCATCCAGAGGTACTGCTGTGCCGTTGTGGTATCTACCTATTTGGTTGATTGTTGGCATTGTGCCATTTAAGGTAACTGTGTTTGTTGATTCAACTCCGTTTAAATAACACCTTCCAACTGTACCATCTTTTGTTATTAATAAATGATACCAAACTCCTGTTGACATCGTAGGCACAGTCCAATTATTGTTTGCTCCATCGTACCATCGCACTTGTGTAGACGAAGTAACGCGTATTGACATTGAACCTGAACCACTATTTCCGTAAATATTACCCATATCTCCACCTGTGTACTTAAACCAGCAGCTAAGCGTAATATCTCCCGACGTAGCAATTCCCGTAGTCAGCGCAACGTAATCATTTACACCATCGAATAATAAAGCGTTTTCAAAATCGTAACCCGAAGATAGCAACGCTGTTGAGACTAAGTAGGCTTGAGATACATCTGTGCTTCCTAACTTCAGAGTAGTTATATCTGTACTTCCTAATTTAATCGGCATATTAAGCTATGATGTAAAGTGTTGATGCGTCAGGTGTTGCGATGGCATCGTATTCCGCTTGCGTCAAACTCATAATGTTCGTAATGACATCTGCACCTGTAACTCCTGTTGGATCAGATTGTAGGTAGTCAGCATCATTGGTTAGCGTAGATACGTTAT